GCAGTTCGATCCTGACCGTTATCCGACGGTGGATATGACGTTTGTACCGACTGCTTCGCTTGGCATCCTTGCCCGTGAGTTTGAACAGCAGCAAATGATTGCCCTGTTGCAGACCTTAGGCCCGGATACGCCTGTTCTGCCTCTGATTCTGCGTGGAATCCTCCAGAACAGCAGTCTGAGCAACCGTGGCGACCTTCTGGCGGCGCTGGAGCAGATGTCTCAGCCCAATCCGCAGGCTCAAGAGGCTGCAATGCAGCAGCAACAGGCTCAGATGGCTCTGGTTCAGGCTCAGTTGCAGGAATCCCAGGCTAAGGCAGCACGGGAGCAGGCAGAGGCTCAGAAGGCTTCTGTTGAAGCCCAAGTTACGCCGCAACTGGCTCAAGCCAAGCTGATCGCTGCCCTGTCTAACAACCTCAATGAGAATGACGAGTCTGCTGACTTTGCCCGTCGGGTAAAATTAGCCGAGATTGCGCTCAAAGAGAAGGACATTGACAGCAACGAACGCATTGCTTTAGCACAAATGTCAAGAAAACAGTAAAAAGTACTTGACAAAAGTGTAAAAGTTTGGTATAATATACTATTATGAACTTTATAGGACTCCTTCATGGAACAATCCTTACAACAGTATTACGAGAATCAGTTTACTCTTTTCATCCAACCCGGATGGACTGACTTAGTAGAAGACTTGCAACGATTAAAAGATAGCATCAACGATTTATCACTGGTAACGGACACACAAGACCTTTACTTCCGGAAAGGCCAGGAAGAAGAATGAAACGAATGTTTGAATTCGTATGCGAAGACGGACACGTATTCGAGAAACTGATTGACGATGATATTCGTAGCGTGAAGTGCATCCACTGTGACACTACTGCTACTCGCGTTGTTTCTGCCCCTCGCGTGAACCTAGAAGGCATTACCGGGGCTTTCCCTGGTGCTTACAGCCGATGGGAGCGTGTGAGGGCGGAGAAACAGCAACAAGAACGCAAGAAGGCCGCCTCTCACGGCGAATAACCTGATTGCATTAGATTATCCTAGAACCCGTATGGGCAGGAAAGGTTAGGTATGGCTCTTATTGAAAATGAAGACCTGTCTCAGCAAAGCGAATTAGAAGCTGTAGAAGAACAACAGCAGGCTCAAGCAGCCGCTGCACCAGAAGCTCCCAAGATTCCCGATAAGTACAAGGGCAAGAGTCTTGAGGAGATTGTGACTATGCACCAAGAGGCTGAAAAGCTCATTGGTCGTCAGGCACAGGAGGTTGGTGAGGTTCGACGGTTAGCTGATGAGCTACTGAAGCAACAACTCTCTCAGAAGAAAGAGAAGCCTCCAGAAGTAGAAAACGAATTAGACTTTTTTGAAGACCCCAAGTTAGCCGTTCAAAAGGCTGTAGCAAGTCATCCTGATGTTTTGGCTGCCAAGCAAGCTGCTATGCAAATGCGTCAATTACAGACGCAAGCAGCACTGGCTAAGAAGCATCCGGACTTTGCTAATGTGGTTCAAGATCCTGAGTTTGCAGCGTGGGTTAAATCTTCTCCGATGCGCGTGAACATGTACGCACTGGCTGATGCACAGTACGACTTTAACGCTGCTGATGAGTTGATTTCTACCTTCAAGGCTATCAAAGGCACTCGTACTAACGAAGCGGTTACGGCTGCTAAGGAAGTTCGACAGACCGAGAACGTTACCGTTACCACCGCTGCTACCTTCATTCCGGAGGTATGGAGTGATGAGATCGTTGCTGCTTACAAGAAGTCTCTTGTTGCCGCTAACCTGATCAAGAAGATGAACTTCAAGGGCAAGAAGGGTGACACCGTTCACATTCCCGCCCCCACCCGTGGTGATGCTTCGGCCAAGGCCGCTGGCAGCCAAGTGACCCTGATCGCCGCTACCGAAGGCGAGAAGACGGTTGCTATCGACCAACACTGGGAATACTCGCGTCTGATCGAAGACATCGTGGAAGCCCAAGCCCTGTCGTCGCTGCGTCAGTTCTACACGGACGACGCTGGCTACGCTCTGGGCCGTCAAGTGGACACGACCCTGATCCGTCTGGGCCGCAAGGTTCAAGGCGGTGGCGGTACGGCTGCTTACAGCGGTGCTTTCTCTGGCGCTGACGGCACGACGGCTTACAACGCCGGTGCTAACACGGGTTCTGGCGCTCTGACCGACGCCGCTATCCGTCGTTCGATCCAGCGTCTTGACGACCAGGATGTGCCGATGGATGGCCGTTTCCTGATCGTTCCCCCGTCTACCCGTAACACCCTGATGGGCATTGCTCGTTTCACCGAGCAGGCTTTCGTGGGCGAGCAGGGCGGTGCTAACACCATCCGTAACGGCGAAATCGGCAACGTGTACGGCATCCCCGTGTTCGTGACCTCTAACGCTGACACGACCTCTGGCTCTACGGCTACCCGTATCTGCTTGCTGGCTCACAAGGACTTCGCTGTTCTGGTTGAGCAGATGGGTGTTCGTACCCAGACCCAGTACAAGCAAGAGTACCTCGGTACGCTGTTCACGGCTGACGTTCTGTTCGGCTGCGATGAACTGCGTGACAACGCTGCTGTTGCTCTGGCTGTTCCGGCCTAAGTAAACAACTAGGGAGGACTCCTACGGGGGTCTTCCCTTTTTGTCATTGGAGAATTGAATGAAATTCATGTGCAAATATTCTGGCTCAGTTTACTCGTTTGAGTTTGAGCACGACATCAAGGCAATGCTGACGCATCCTGACTATGTTAAAGTAGACGAAGAAGAAGTCAAAGAAGAAGAGCCTGCACCAAAGCGTGGTCGTCCTGCTAAGAAAGACGAAGAATGAGACAAGTATCCGTAGGTAACAACCTAACAGCCGCGACAAAGACCACTGTTTACACTGTTCCTACGGGTTATTATGCTCAGTTGATGTGTTTTGGTATGATAAAAGCACTACTGTAGAAATTAAAGTTCTAGACAATTACTTACTTAGTCCAAGCCAATTCGTAAAGTTTAACGAAGGCGCTTATGTTGTCTTAGAAGAAGGCGATGAAATTAGAGTAGAAGCCGAAGCAGCTTCAAGCATGAGTACGATCAATACCTTTGAAGTCATAAGGAAAGCATAATGGCTACACAGAATTTTTCTGGTCTTTTCAGCAGCGGAGATGATTTAGCTAAAGAAGCCCGAGCTGTTTTAAATGCCAGCGGAAAAGCGTTTGATCCTCGCTTCATTGACTCTATTGTTGGCACGTTTACCAAGAACGGTGTTATTTACAACGTATTGGGCGACGGATCAATCCAAGGCATTATTGAAACTCCCGAGGGGGCTTATACGGCGGCTGGCTACACCCCTAGCGGTCAACAGGTAACGGAACAATCTAGCACACGCTTTGAACAAACTGATCTAGACCGTGCATTAGGTGTTTTAGCCAATGCTGCTATTGCTGCTGGTACTGGTCTAGCTCTTGGCCCTGCTGGAATTGGCTTTTTAGGTGCGCCTGCTGCCGCTGCCACTGGTGCCGGTGTTACCAACTTTGCTAATACCGGTAATCTTGAGTCTGCCTTAAAAGCTGCTGCTTTAGGTGGTGTAACTGCTTTTGGAGCAGATGCATTATTAGGATCGGTTGGATCATTAGGAGATGCAGGAACTGCTTTAGATTTAACGATTGCCGACGACATTTCTCAATTAGCCTCTGTTCTTGGTACGGATGCGGCTGCTCAAAATCAAATAGCTAATATTATTTCTAATAGCTATGGTGTTGATCCGTTTACTGCTGCTTCTGCTGTTTCTTCCACTTTAGGAACTGGCGCAGCAACCGGCGTAGGGGCCGGCGCAGGCACGGGCGGTGTTGCAGGACAAACTGTTAATGTGCTTGGAAACACCGCCGGGACAGGACTTGGAACGGCTGGTATCGGTTTGCTTGGAAGTGTTGTAGGAACCGGCCTTACTGGAACTGGCACAGGTACCGGCACAGGAACGCAGACTGTAAATATTACTGGCACCGGCGCGGGTACTGGAACTGGAACCGGTACTGGTTCTGTTGTTGGCTCTACGGTAGGTACTGGCTTAGGCACAGGTACCGGTACTGGAACAGGCCAGACCGTAACAATTACCGGACAAGGAACTGGAACAGGAACGGGTACTGGTACAGGCACTGGATCAACCGTTGGTGCCGGTACTGGTTCGCTGGTCGGTACTGGTACGGGGACTGGTGCTGGCCAAAGCGTAGTAGTTACTGGAACTGGTACAGGTACTGGTACTGGGTCAACAGTTGGTGCTGGTGTCGGCCCGTTAGTTCCTGTACCGGTTATTGAGTCAACTCCTATTGTTCCAAAAGTAGAAGTTGTTGCCCCGAAAGAGCGTTCAACTTGCCCTGCTCCCGAAATGTTAGTTACTTTAGCTGACGGAACCAAGAAATCGGCTGGAGAACTAAAAGAAGGCGACTTTGTAAAAACGCAGCATGAGAACACTCTTGAGTGGGGTGTTTATCCTGTTGTTTACAAAGAACTGATTCCTTCTGCAAAGCGTCTTAAAATTGTTTTTGACGATACTGAATTTATTGGTAGTTACGACCATAAGTTTTTCGTGTCTGTTGACAATTGGAAAAAGGCAGAAGACTTAAAAGTAGGCGACATTGTTAGTGGCCACACTATCAAAAGCATTCAAGACCACGAGGATGGCCCTGTTGTCTTTATTACTATTAAAGACGCACACTCATACATCTGCCAAGACCTCTTAAGTCATAATAAAACAAAACCAGAGGTTGTAGGCTCTGTTGTTGGTTCTACTGTTGGTACCACAGGAACCACGGGAACAACTACGACAACTAACACAAATAATTTAAGTTTAGCAGACTTACTTTCTTTGCTTAGTTTATTGAACTTAGGCGGAACTCTTGGAGGAACGGGAACAGGAACTGTTACTACTGGAAGCATTCCTTTTTCTGATACTAACATCGGAAGCACTACTCCGCAGTTTGGCCCGGACTATTATGCTGCGGTGCAACGATACTACAATGCCTATATGCCTGAAACGCCACGCAACGTAGCAGGCCCGTTACAACAATGGTACGAAAATAAATACGGAGCTTAAATGGCAACGATCATCACCAAGAACAGTAGCACAGCCTCTTCTGTACCTTCTGCGGGTTCATTGGCTGTCAACGTAACTGACAAGAAACTCTATACCAAAGACAGTAGCGCAACTGTTGTCAAGCTGGTGGGTTCCTTGGGTAACCAAGAAGCCAATGCTGCTGCTATTACTGGTGGTACTGTCGCTGGTGTTGCTCAGACGGGCGGCACTATCAACAACACCGTTATTGGTGGAACCACGCCTGCTGCTGGTACCTTTACCAACTTAACGGCTACTGTTGGCCTTTCTGCCACCCTGACCGGTAACGTCACTGGTAATGTTACTGGCAATGTCACCGGTAATGTGACTGGCAATGTCACCGGTAACTTAACTGGTAACGTCACGGCTTCTAGCGGTTCTTCTTCGTTCAACAACGTCACCATCAATGGTACGCTGGACATGAACGCAGGTACGGCTGGTACGATTACTGGCCTTCCTACGCCTACCAACTCTAGTGACGCTGCTCCTAAGAGCTATGTTGACACGGCTATCGCCAATGTGATCGACTCTGCTCCGGCTGCTCTGGACACTCTTAATGAGTTAGCTGCTGCTCTGGGCGATGATGCTAACTTTGCTACTACGGTAACGAACTCCATTGCTACCAAGGTTAGCAAGGCTGGTGACAGCATGACTGGTGCCCTGGCTATGGGTGGCAACAAGATCACTGGTCTTGGTACGCCTACGGCTGGCACTGATGCTTCTACCAAGGACTATGTTGACACGCAGCGCGACACTCGTCTAGCCTTGGCTGGCGGTACGATGACGGGTAACATCGTCATGGGTGCCAACAAGGTTACCAGCACTGCCACGCCTACTGTTGACGATGACCTTACCCGCAAGGGCTATGTTGATAGCATCTTGGGTTCTGCTACGTCTGCGGCTGCTTCTGCCTCTGCTGCGGCTACCTCGGCCACCAACGCTGCCAATAGTGCCACCAGTGCTGCTAACAGTGCCACGGCTGCTGCTGCAAGCTATGACAGCTTTGATGATCGTTACTTAGGCTCCAAGACCTCTGATCCTACGCTGGACAACGACGGTAATGCGCTGCTGACCGGTGCATTGTACTGGAACAGCACCGCAGGTGAGATGCGTGTGTATAACGGCAGCGCTTGGGTGGCTGCTTACCTGCCTGCTTCTGGATATGCAACATTATCTGGAACTCAAACATTTACTGGTACTAACACTTTTAGTGGTTCCAGTAGTGTCTTGGCGATGGTACTCAACGATGCTGCTGAAGTAGCTACGGTGTCTGCTACCGCAGCCACGGGTACGATCAACTATGACATTACCACTCAGTCGGTTCTGTACTACACCTCCAACGCTTCGGCTAACTGGACGGTGAACTTCCGTGCCTCTAGTGGTACGAGTCTGAACACGGCTCTTGCTACTGGTCAGTCGATGACGGTTGCTTTCTTGGTGACTCAAGGGTCTACTGCGTACTACAACAACTCAATCCAGGTTGATGGTACGACTTCCGGTGTTACTGTTCGCTGGCTCGGTGGAGCGCCTACAGCGGGTAACGCAAGCGGTATCGACAGCTATCGTTATTTGATTATCAAGACCGGAAGTGCAACTTATACGGTGTTGGCTTCTGTCACTCAATTCAAGGCTTAAGTTATGCCATTACAAGCAACTAGCGGAGCAGCAAGCTACGATGGCTTCGGCGGTGGGCCTGCTGCTGTTCCTAACTACATAGAAGAATGTTTCGCTACGCACCTCTACACCGGCAACGGCTCTACGCAGACCATCACCAACGGGATTGATCTGTCCACGAAGGGCGGTTTGGTTTGGCTAAAAGATAGAACAAGCGCCCTTGCACATCAACTTTTTGATACTGCAAGGGGCGCAACAAAGGCTCTTGCTAGTAACTCATCAGGAATAGAGGATGTTCAAAGTACATCATTAACATCTTTTAACACGACTGGCTTTTCTCTTGATTCGTATTTTCGTACCAATGGAAGCGGCGATAACTTCGCCTCATGGACATTCCGCAAGCAGCCGAAGTTCTTTGATGTGGTGACGTATACGGGAGATGGCACAAGCAATCGAGCGATATCCCACAGCCTAGGCTCTGCACCCGGTTGCATAATTGCTAAACGCACGGATGCTGTTGGTAATTGGAACGTTTACCACAGAGGTGTTTCACCCGCAAACGATAATACACTGACACTAAATACCACATCCTCCGCCAGTGGTGGCGGGCAAGATATATGGGGGAACGGGGTTAACGTAACAACGCCAACAACCACATCATTTTATGTTGCGGGCCAGAATAACAACAACGGTGTTAACTACGTCGCCTACATCTTCGCCCATGACGCAGGAGGCTTTGGCCTGACGGGTACGGACAACGTGATTTCGTGTGGGTCTTACACGGGCAATGGCAGCACAACAGGCCCGACGATCACGCTTGGCTATGAGCCGCAGTGGGTGATGATTAAGAACGCGTCAAGCACTGGCGATTGGGTCATGCAAGACGTGATGCGCGGTATGCCGGTTGGCGGGAACACCATGACGCTGTTTGCCAACTTATCGAACGCGGAAACTGATCCCGGCAACAGTCGAGTGCAGCCGACCGCAACAGGGTTTCAAATCGCAAACACCGCCTCTGCAAGCCTGAACGCAAGTGGGGACACCTACATCTACATCGCCATCCGTCGCGGCCCGATGAAAACTCCGACGACGGGGACGAGTGTGTTTAGTCCATATGTCACAACATCTGTGGCTGCAAGCGCAAGCGGATCAACTTTAGCCAACGCTTTGTACAGCACCAACTTTGTTGTGGACATGTGTCTACAAGTCAACAAATCAGGGACTGATGGTTGGTATATCGGGCCAAGATTGGCGGGAAACCGCTACATGAAAACGGAGACTACGGCAGCAGAAGCACCATCGTCGCAACTTGTTTATGACAGTAATGTTGGGGCGTGGGGCTTCAACGGCTCATATGGTTTGTACTCTTTCCGCCGCGCCCCCGGCTTCTTTGATGTGGTTTGCTATACGGGGACGGGTGTTAACCGTACCGTTACTCACAACCTGGGTGTTGCACCTGAACTGTTGATTATTAAGGGGCGCGACATCACTTTTGGTTGGGCAACATATGCAGCACCGCTCGGCATTGCAAATTATGTTGCTTTGCAAAGCACCAATGCGTCAGCCGCAGACCCCGGCAATGTGCTGTGGAATAACACGGCCCCCACAAGCACCGTGTTTAGTGTCGGCACTAATGCAACAGTCAATAATTCAGGCAACAACTATGTCGCATACCTCTTTGCCTCCTGCCCCGGCGTGAGCAAGGTGTTTTCGTTTACTGGCAACGGCTCCTCTCAGACAATAAACTGCGGGTTTACTGGTGGAAGTCGGCTAGTTTTGATTAAGCGCACCGACTCTACCGGGAATTGGGTAATTTTCGATAGCGCACGGGGGATAGTTGCTGGTAATGATCCTGCGCTTTATCTCAACTCAACAGCGGCAGAAGTAACTGGTGTGGATGCGGTTGACACGGACTCGACTGGTTTCATCGTTAATCAGGAAACCACGTTTAATCTAAACGTCAACAATGCCACGTACATAGGGCTTGCAATTGCCTGAGCATAAGGAGCAATCATGGAAATCAGAATCAGGGCCACGGGCCAAGTGATGTTGGAGGATGAACTCCGGCGTTGGGCCAAAGACAACGGTGGCCCGTCATGGGGTCAAACCACGGATGAGGTGCTAGAGGCTTTGGGGGCTGATGTTGTCTTCGAAGGCCCACAGGCTACAGGAGGTACTGTTTATCAGTTCTCCATGCGTCAAGGCGTGGAGCAGATTGATGGTAAATGGTATACGAAGCACGTTCTTGGCCCGATCTTTAACGACACCACAGACGAAGAAGGCAACGTTACCACTGCCGCAGAGCACGAAGCCGCATACAAAGCCCAGAAGGACGCTGAGAAGGCCAAGGCAGTTCGTGATGATCGCAACAAGCGTCTTGCTGACTGTGACTGGACTCAGGTGGCGGATGCTCCTGTAGACAAAGCAGCCTGGGCAGCACATCGTCAGGCTTTGCGTGACGTAACTGCTCAGGAAGGCTTTCCTTGGAATGTTCAGTGGCCTGAGCAGCCCTAAGGAGATGTTGTGATTGATCCAGTGACAGCCTTCGGAGTAGCTGTTACGGCATTCAATACCGTACAGAAGCTGGTGAAGGCTGGCAAAGAAATAGAAAGTGTAGCGTCTATATTCTTATCGCAGGTGTGTATGGACAGGAAGCCTATCAGTCAATGATGGCTGAACGCACTAAGATCAAAAGACAGCGAGAACAAGCAGCAAAGATTGCAAAACGTCGGAAACAAGAGATGATTACCAACGGTTTGTATTTGTTTGCTATTGCTTTCCTTCTTGTGCTCTGTTACCACATGTACGAATACTTAGCGAGGAACCTATGATGAAGAAGCCCAGTAAAGTTGAGAAAGTTATGAAAGAGTACAAGGAAGGTACCTTACATAGCGGCAAGAAAGGCCCAGTTGTCAAGAGCCGTAAGCAGGCTGTAGCGATTGCCTTGTCAGAGGCTGGGATGTCCAAGAAGAAGGCTAAGAAGTAACATGGATGCAGGCTTCAACGAGGACTTGAAACGAATAGAGACAAAAGTAGACAAACTAACTGATGCCGTTACTCGTCTGATCCTCGTTGAAGAGCGTCAGACTGCTCAAGGTGTTCG